GCCTGCTTCTTGAGCGAGCTGGGGCTGTTGGGGATCGGCGCATAGGGGCGCCCGAACATCTGCTGGCTGTAGGCGTGAGCAGCCTCGTGGGCTCTGGTGTTGCCGCTGCTTATGAGCTCGCGGACCCGCGCATCCTCAGATGGTTGCGAAACGCTGTCTCGTGATGATCCGCTTTGAGCTTGGGCACCGGACCCACCTTCTTCTCGTAAGCCATAAGTTCTCGCTCCACTTTGCGCAATAGCGCGAGGATGGACGCGGTAGAACGGTCCTTCTTGTTTTGTGTCATACAAAGCCTCTGTGTGTGTTGGCATGATTGTTAATGATGTTGGGGTACGGGATTTTTACACAGCGTAGGGATTCTCTCTCTTACGCTGCCCGGCGTCAATGTAGTCGTCCTCGTCCACCCACTCCTTGGGAAAGTCAATGGTCAGCCAGCCGGAGTCACGCAGGTAGCGCAGGGCTTGGCTCATGGCGTCAACAAAGTCGTCGTGCTCTGCGCCCTCGGGGAAGCTGCAGATCTGGCTGATCATGCCCTCGGCCCAGTCACGCACAAACCCCTTGCGGTTGCTGGACTCTGGTATCCACACCCGTCCGGCCTTGATGATGTTGGACACGATGTTGAGCCGCTGGATCTTGTCAGCACGCCCCGGGTTGTACGGGATGATGGGTATCCCTGCCCTACGCAGGTCTTGAATCAAACTGATTCCCGCGCTCTTGTCCTCGATCAGCAGCAGGTCCACGCGCTTCTTCTCTCGGCCATCGCCGTAGACGGTCTCGTACTCGTCCACCACGCGGGGGCGCAGGTCTGGGTACTGGAGGTGCTCCTGCCAGCAGTCGATCACCAAGGCGCACATAGAGCCGTCCTCGGGCTTGAATATGCCAAAGGTGATGTGGGCCGTCGGGTCGTTCTGGGTCTTCTCGCTGGTGGCCACGTCCAGCGACTGGAGCACGAACTCGAGCTTGGGCAGGGGTCGGTTGGCTGGCCACAGCTTGAACCACTCCCGCTTGACGATACCGCCCTCCTCCGGGTCGATGATCTCGGCGTGGATCTCTTGCCGGCCCAGCTTGGTGCCTTCGTATTGCAGGATCTGCTTCTGGAATGCCGGGGCAAGGTTGGCGATGTTGACGTAGGTGCTGGCCTTGGTCACCACGACATCGTCGCCCTCACGGTCCAGCAGGTCCAAGATCACCGGCTTAGGCTTGGGTGTGGTCGAGCAGATGATGCGCGTGCCGTTGGGGCCGATCAGGCGCACCGTGAACTGGATCATGTCCCACGAGTCTTGCAGGTAGTCCCACGCGGCCAGCTCGTCCAGCCATGCGCCGTGGTACTGGCCACCCCTATGCCGGTCAGGCTCGGATGCTGGGATGCCCTTGATCAGGCTGCCGTTAACCAGTTTGATTTCGTGCAGGCTTTTGTTGTAGTCGGCGATCAAGATGGGCGGGATGACGGCGAGCAAACCTGACTCACCCTCGTAACAGGTAGAGCGCAGGTCACTGCTTGTCGGGGCGGATACTAGCCAGCGGGTGTTGGGCTGGGTTGCTGCCCAATAGCCTAGAGTTTCTGCTGATGTACGAGTTTTCCCTGATCCACGGCCACCGAGCTGTAGCCAGATGGTCCAGTCGCCCAAGGGCTCGAGCTGGAACTTGTGGGCCTTGAGCAGCCATCGGGTCCGCCACTCGAATATGGCCCGTTGTTCTGGCTTGAGCTTGGCGTATTGCTCTCGGACCTTGGGGTCTTCGAGTAGTGCAACCATTTCACTCACTGGCGTGTCTCTGGAGCATCACGGCCTTGAGCACCTCCCCAAAGACGTCAAAGCTGACCTCGGCCACCAGCGGGTTGGTGTCGCTGCCCTTGATCGTTGTGGAGTCACCCCACTTCTTTGGGTTCCACTTGGCCAGCAGCTTGAGCCGGGTCTCAATCTGGAGCTTACGGTGGCCAAGCAGGTCTTCTTCGGTGACCGTCATGGCGTCCTCGTCTTCCTTGCCGCCGCTGTGGGTGACCACCTTACGGCCCATGTGCAGGTTGTCAGCAATTTGCAGGGCTTCCTCGGCAATTACGTCATATCCCATGTCGCGGGCGTGCGCGATGTTTGCAGCAAAGTCTTTGTCGGCATCAATCCAAAGGTAGATCGTGCGATAGTTTGGCATTCCCTGCTGGCGGCAGAAGTCCTTGAGTGTCCGTCCCTCGGAGAGCCAAGCTACTAGCTGCTCTTTGATCTGTTCCTTCTCTGGGTAGAGTGTGTCACCCAGTGGTCTGCCCATCTTCTTGCCTGTGGCCATATAACTCCTTGCAGCGCATCTCTCAGCGCGTTATACGGGTAGTTTAGCAGTTTGTTTTACTCTTGGCTATTTCCCATCACCCGGGCCTCCATGACCTTGTTGGCCTTACGCAGGGCGATGTTCTCGGCCTTCAGCGTGGCGACCTGCGTGGTCAGGTAGGACAGGCGGCTCTCGGCGTTCTCGATCCAATTGGCCACCTCTACCGGCATCTTATAGGTTGACTCTTCTTTATCAACTTGCTTTTTAGCTGTAACCATTTTGATTCCTATTGGCGCGTGTTGCGGCGTTGCAGAATCTCGAGGATAGCTTCCTCCTCCTCCTCCGGCAATCGAGTTGATTTCTCTTCAAAAGTGCCGTCATCAACCATCATGCGTATCTCATTGATAAGTTCGTCCAGCTCTTCCTGCGTGCCATCAAAGTTGTCAAAGCATCCCGGCGCAAACTCAATCTTTAATTTGCTCACTGCGCAGCTCCTTCAGTTTTTTGGATACCTCCCAGCCGGTGATGGCCAGCAAGTTGCCATATGCATTACGAGAGTCGATGCCCAACGATTTTGGATCATAGCCGACAAACGCGCCTATCTCCTCTTTCATGTCCAGACCGTATTGGTGAGCCTGCGCTTCTATTTTATCAGTATGCAGGCGCCCGTCGGTGGTGGCGTAGCACTCCATTGGTGTAATGTTTGTCACGTGTTCTTCTCCTTCAAGCGGGCCTCTACAAGGCTGCAGATGTCATAAAAATTCATTCGGTTGTTCTCCTTGGCTTGGTCGTACAGGTCCTGCCTGTCCGACTGCTCCAAGCCAAACCAGCCACCACGCAGGGGGCTGATGTTGTTGCAGTCGGGGCACCTGTAATACTGCTTCGGAAATACAACCTTGCCAGCAATGTTAGTGGCAACGGGCATATCAGGGAACAGCGGTACGGGGATCATGTGTTGCGCTCCTTGAGTTTGGCTTGCAATGCTAAACCGAAGCCCTGCGGATTCGGATAATTTGCATGAATCAACGCTATCTCATCTAACGTCAGCCCCACCCAAGGGCGCTGTGGTGCGTCAATGATGTCCTTCAATAAATGAACACCACCATCTAACCTCTCAATAGCCGCGACCACGCCGATACAACCATCCGCCTCCCAATGTGCTCTGAAAGAATACTTGGTAGGCTCCTGCGCTGGCTGTGCCAAGGCTTTGTTAATGGCGGTGACTATTTCCTCTTGGCGTTCAGTTGAGCCTTGCCATTCGCCTAAATGAACATTTTCAACAAACTCAAGCGCCAGTTTCAATGCTTTGTTTTTATCCATTGTTCTTCTCCTTGAGTTGTTGCATCAGCATTTTTTCTTGCTCAGTCCAAACAAAAGGATCGCCATAAACTTTGCGGTAATCAATCGGAGGAGATAGATACCAATCCCACCACGCTTGGTCTGGTTTTGCTAACTTGCCCTGCGCCGCTGCCTTTTTGCTTTGATAGCCTGTCATGTTTGCTCCTCCGTAAAGCCGCGCCAATGTTTCTTTTGCACTGCGCCGAAACAATCATTCATACAGTCATCATTCTTTTTATACGCAAAGTTTGACCATTCTTTACCGCTCCATCGTGCGTACATTAAACGTTTGCCAAGTGGCACATTGGAAAATTTAATTTCGTACACACCAATATGCACGGGCTTGATGTGTGGGGGAAACCAGTCTGTCATCTCGTTCATTTCAACATCACCGCTGCAACAAGCATCCACACGCCTATAACAATGGCTGCAAATGCGATGATGCCTTTGATTTGTTGAGGCAAGAACTCATAGGGATCATGCTGCTCTTCCTCCTCCATGCGCACCGCCAAGTAGGCTTTGTCTGCTTCGTTCATGTCGCCTCCTAATGCAGCCAAAGGTAAAAGCCATGCAGGATGCCAATGGGGAATAGGATGGCACCAGCCACCAAGAAGCCCCATAGGCCCTGCGCAAAGCATGTAAACACATGAGTGAGCCATGCGGCAAAGCACATAAAACCAATTAGTGCTGGCATTATTTGCGCCCCTTGAGCATTGCGTCTGCTAATTCGTATGCACAATTAGCTATGTGCTCCAAATCCCAGTCTGGGTTTTCACTCCATATATCGCTAAGTATGTTTAAAGCCAACCCAGCAAAGTGGTCGCGCAGCGTCATGTCCTTTGCGTAGCCGCCGGTCTTGACCATCCAGTCGGTGTAGTCTTTTTCGGTCTTGATGTTCTCTCTCATTACTTGTACTCCTTAATCCGGTTGTTTAAACGCTCTATACGGGCCATATTTAACTCGAGCACTGCGGTGCTGTACTCCACTGCCCCCTCGGCCTCCAAGCGGTCCAGATGGGCCTGTGCGAGCTCTTTGCTGATCACCTCGAGCGGGGAGGGCTCCTTGAGCTGCTGTTTCAGAAAATCAAAGAATCGCATTCTTTGGCTCCTTGTCTGCCTCGCGCTGGGCTCTCTTGCGCGCCAAAATTGCGTCTTTGTTTTTTAAATACCATTCACGCGAATATTTACGTGTTGCCTCTTTCACTTTTTGGCGCTTGTGGTACTCGCGCATGTACTCGCTTCTCTTAATGCGTTTTTGTTCCGCCATTTCTTCCGCCAGTTCTTCCTCAGTCTTCAAAAATGGATCGGGTAGCTCATCAAGGGACTTCATTAGCAACTCTGCCTTGTCCTTGTCGGAAAGGGGTTTGTTCTTCGCCGCAATTTCGAGATCATTTAAGCGCTTTGTCATGTACCCAATGTGGCCATCATGGCGCTGAGCATATCCACGCAATGATCCGATGGCGCTGTCCAACACTTTGATGCGCTGAACCTCTTTGCGCATGTCGTCCATCGAGCTCAGCAAAGAGTTGATATGCATGGCGTGGTTTTCAATGCCGTTGCTGTACTTCTTTAAAAAGTCGTTAAATTTACTACTGTTTTCGGTAGCAGTTTTATCTTTTTTTTCTTCGAGATTGCAAACTCGCGCTACAAGGTCAGATAAATCTGCAAATAGCTTTCGCACTTTCGATGTGCTCGGTGGCGTCTTTACTGCTGTTTCTAACTTTTGGATCTTTTCCATTATCGTTAGTTCGTAGCTTGCACTAGCCGGAGGCGTTTTATTGAGCTTTGTAATTGCTGCCCAATGGTTATCGATGGTCTGACGATACATATCCAGCGCTTTGTTTAGCTGGCTGATTTGCATCCTGAACGCATCGTTTTGCACGTCTTGTGGTGATGGTTCAGTTTTCTTTGATTTAAATAAATTTAGCATTCACATTCTCCTTAGCAGATTGATTAAACATTTTTGCGAGTCTGGAGGACCGTCCCCCAAACACCATTTGGGACCAGATCCCGACTTCACAGCAGCCTTGTTTGGCCATTTTGTTTTGGTACTTGGTACTACAGTCCTCGCAGATCGTAGTACGCAGCCCACACAATCGAGAAGCGGCCTTCCACTCCTCGAATTGATGCAACGTGAAGCACTTGGGTGTACCAAGCACTTCAAATGGTGATATGTAATCCATGATCAGAAGCTGGGGTCAACGTAATGATCACGACGGCCCAAGATCAGGCCACCGGAGGCTTTTTGGAACCGGCCGGTATCTGCGTTGATGTAGCCATGAACCCACTCGCCTGTTTTGCGATCCATGCGGTAGATGTCTGCATGGTTGTAGCTATCGTTGGGCACAAAGGCAAACGTAGCGCTACCGTCGTGCGTGCTTCCCTTGACCACCAGCACTTGGTCTTCGACAACGTGGATTTCGTAGGACCAGACTTTGCTCTTGAGCTCAGTCACTGCTACAACGGTAGCGGCGTGGCGGTCTGTCCATGACAGCGTAGTAGCGGCCATGCCGACTTCAGGTTTAGGGGCGTCAACTGTCATGCGGCTGTACAGGTGGTTAACGAGGCTGTTGGTTTGTGTTCCGATGTTCATTTCACTGTCCTTCACTGTTTGCCTGCGTATTGCAGTGCATTTAGTATAACTATAAATTAGACATTCCTGCATATTGTTAAAAAATATTTCTAGGTACTTTCCCTAGTGCTTGGCGTGTTTTGCATCTTGAGGTGGCTCAGCAACCGCTCTACTGGCCATGCCGACCGGGGCTCCTCGTTATTTTTTTCTAGCCAGCGCTCGATCTCGGCCACCATGTAATCGCAGCCATGCTCAAAGCCCTTGATGTACTCGAGCTGCTCTTGGGTGTATTTATTGTTCATGATGCCTCTCCATAGATGGTGTATGGGGTGCCCTCGGGGATGTCCTCAAAGGCGTACAGTTCCGCGATTGCGGCTTCTAGCGTAGGCGCCCAAGCCCATGGGGCACGGCTCTCCGGGTCACCATCACCCATGGTCACCGAGACCATATTGTTTATTGGATCGTACGCGGTGCTCAGCTCAATCATGCTTCCACCTCATTTAAGTAAGTTGTGCATACATAGCCAATGCAGATACCGCCGTATATCAGGGCAAAGTCATGGATTAAACCAGCGGGGCTATTGAATGCAAACATCAGGCAGATGGTGCCCATAACGGCTACAAGGATGTCGGCCAAGATAACGTCGCGGCTCATGCTGCCACCTCTTTGGCTAAGATTTCTTGCAGGCCAGCCAACATTGTTTGGGCTTCTGTGCGGGTGAGTACTGCGCTCATGCTTGCGCCACGTCCTGCTAGATACAGCCAGACGCCGCCCTCATCCCATTCGCTAACGCAGACGCGTACACCGTTCTCGGTGCTGATTATTGTTTCAATTTCTCTTTGGGCCATGATGTTCTCCTTATGCTTGATATACGGACAGGCGTCCGGGGTTTTGCCACTCTGCGTATAGGCCATGCTTGCGCAACTCGTTGTCCATAACCGGATTTGTGTTTTCGCCGCTCCACTGGTTGTACTCGGGGTAGAAGTTGGCCCACTTGTAGCTCTCTGGCTCTTCTGCGCTGATGCTGAAGTTGCCGTTGTCGTCGCCATGCTCATAGACCGGTACGCCCATCTTCTTGAGTGCATTAAATGCTTTGATGTATTTGCGCTTCATGTTGTGCTCCTATAGGGGCCGAAGCCCCGTTGAATTATTTGGATGTGACCTTGACCGTGAACACGGCGGTGGTCTTGGTGTGGCGTGCGATCTGCTCTGCGGTGGCGCCCAACTCAGCCAACAGGGCTTTGTGGTCAACGGTAGAGCGGTTGGTCTCGCTGTAAGTGGCCTTGAACAGGTTGCCAGTTACGACTTTGTCGCCGCCTGCGCTGGCGGAGTCTTTGATGCCGTCTTTGATGGCGTTGGCTTGCTTGGTCAGATCGTCGATCTTGGCCAGCAGGGCGCCTAGTACGTCCACTTCGCTGGTTGCGACTGCGGACATCTCGATGTTGGTGTAAGCGTTCATTTCACTATCCTTCACTGTTTGCCTGCCTTGCACTATTGCTTGGTCAGTGATGGTAGTGTAACGATAAATTAGACGTTTGGACGTCCTGTGCAAAAATAATTTCTATTTAATTTGCAGGTCGATAGATTTTCCCAATTCTGCTCTGGTATCGGCCAGCAAATCCTGCTCTCCGAAGCCCCAATGCTTGGGAAATCCCTTGGTTCCCAGCCCGTGGACCCCGGTTTTCCCCCTGTGGTGCTCGGGGCACAGGGGTATGGCGTCCATGTGGCTGGAACGCCTGCCAGCCCCCGTCCCCTCCCGCAGGTGGTGGATCTCCGCCGGGGTGCCTTCGTAGCCCATGCGGCGGCAGACGGCGCAGCCAAGCTCCGCCACCAGCGAAAGGTGCTTGCGCTCGGCAATGGTGGTCATACGTCGATTCCCTTGTCAGTTGCCCATGCAATAAGCCAATCAATAAATTCGGACGACTCCTCAATCGTGAACTTATGGCTTTGTAGTCCAAGCTGGACCACGCGCTCACCATCTAGGCTTGGCAACACTTTGCCAATTTTGCGCCCCGTCTCATGTGCCCATTGGTCAATCAGCAACCGCTTCCAATCATCGGCATCCCACTTCGATCCAGCCTGCGCCATTTTTTTGGTAATCATGTTGATGATGGAATGGAACATGTCGTTTTGCTCGGTGCTGCGTCGTGCTTGTTTAATTTCCAAACGCATTTTTTTACCGGCCTGCAGCGCGTCTTTGACCTTCGGCCATAGGCTCTTCATTACCGTTGCAGCTTGCTGCGGGTCATACAAAGTCACAACCATGCTAGCTCCTCAATTTTTACTTTTAACATCCCGCCGATAGTAGGACCCCAGTGTATTCGCAGGTCGTGGATCTGTGAGTCGTCCTCGATCACCCCGGCGTGGGTGAGCGAATCCAATGTTGCCTTGAGCAGATTGTCTAAGTCACGGCGGCGTTTGTCTGGTCGGTAGGCCTCGATGGTTACGCGCAAGGTGCAATCAAAGTGCTTCTGCATGCGCTGGAGCAGTATCTGGTCTTGCACGGCCTTGCGGTACTCGCGGCCCTTTTGGCTGATGATCATGCGGCCGTTAAACGTGCGCCAGTACGTGTTGACCGACGGCGGCCACGGTAGGGTGAGCTTGAGGTCGTTCATTGGCGCTGGCTCGGTATACGGTTGCGGATGGCCTCTCCGAGCTCCTCTATGTTCACGCACTCGTCGGCCAGCTTGGCGCACTCCTCGCGCTCGATAAGGATGGCCTGCCGGGTGGTCTGGATAGCAATGGCCATGATCTCGGCCTTTGCCTCGTTTAGTGCTGCGTCAAACTCCTTTTGGGTGTACAGGGTTACGCCTGCGCCCTGTTTAAGGATGATCCTGCGTTGGAAGTCATTTAGTTCTGCCATTGTGTTTTTTCATTGCGTTGATAATGTCGTTCTTGATGCCTTTAAACAATCCACTGGTGTCCTTGTCCAGCTCCTTGACCATGTGCCATGCATGGTCCTTCCAGCCGGGGATCTTGCACAGCATGAGATAGTGCTCAAAGATCCGCCGGTAGGCCTCTTCAGAGTTGAACATTCATGGCCCGCTTGGCCATCTCGACCACCGCCACTGGGCGCCTGATGCCTATGTTGTTCTCGGCCAGAATGCGCTTGGCCCAATAACGCTTGTCCTTGATGTTGTCGATCTCGCCCTGCGTTACTTCCCTCGGCTCGGTGCGGGTGGGGTTGGAGCCCCACTTGTGGAAGCTGCACAGAGGGCGCTCGATGTTTATGCTCCAGCGCTGGCCACAGCCCGGGATTGTGCAGAGCAGGTGCTTGGTATCTTCTTGGTTCGAGAATTTCATTGCATTTTCCATTTCACTTTAAGTTGTTCCATCTTCGCTTTCACTTCTGCTGGCATGGGCACAAGCCGGGGCCTGTACTCAATTGCGTCGCCCTTGGGTATCGCCGGTCCTTTGTTGCAAAGCTCCTTAAACTTCAACGCACTGGGCGGGAAGTCTGGG